GTTACTAACGGTCTATCTGACCGCATGTTCAGTATAAAAGCTTATTCACAGGATCAATACGGAGTTAGTAAGCGCACCGAGTATATGGACGCTATAGTCCGTGATATGAAGTCAAAGCAGTTTAACGATAACTCAAAGGCTTTATTTAATATAGATTTATCTGAGACTAACGCAGAGGAGCTTCCGGAGACCGAGGAGGAGCTTTCTCTCCATATGCAGCTAAACTATAAGCAAGCCGTGGAGATCGCCGAAGAGCAAGCTATAAACGTGCTTCTAGACGGTAATGACTACGATTTGATTAGACGTAGACTTGTTTATGATCTTACAGTGCTAGGACTTGGCTGTGTAAAAACTAGTTTTAACTGGAGCGAGGGCGTAACTATAGATTATGTTGATCCAGCTAATATAGTTTACTCTAGAACTGAATCACCTTATTTCGAGGATGTGTATTACGTAGGTGAAGTAAAGACTATACCTATTAACGAGCTCGCTAGAGAGTTTGAGCATCTAACGCTTGACGATCTAGAAAAAATACAAAGCTCTGCATCTAAAAGACATGGCAATAGAACCTATAGAACAGAGGTTAACGATATAAACAAAGTACAGGTTTTGTATTTCAACTACAAGACCTTTATGAACAATGTTTACAAGGTTAAAGAAACTTCTACTGGTGGCTATAAAGCCATAGAAAAACCTGACACTTTTAATCCGCCAGAAGATAAAGAAGGTGGTTACTCAAAGCTACAGCGCTCGGTTGAGTGCGTGTACGAGGGTGTTATGATTCTAGGTACTGACATCTTGCTAAAGTGGGAGCGAGCAGAAAACATGATGCGTTCTAAGAGCGACTTCAATAAGGTAAAAATGAATTACTCTATTGTAGCGCCTAGAATGTATAACGGAAGAATTGAATCTATAGTTAGCAGAATTACTGGTTTTGCTGACACGATACAATTAACGCATTTAAGACTACAGCAGGTTTTATCACGCATGGTACCCGATGGGGTTTACCTTGACGCTGATGGGCTTGCTGAAATTGACTTAGGTAACGGAACAAACTACAACCCGCAAGAGGCACTTAATATGTTCTTCCAAACGGGTTCTGTTATAGGTAGGTCTTTCACCGGTGATGGGGACGCTAACCCAGGTAAGATACCTATTCAGCAGATATCTAACGGCGCTGGTCAAAACAAGATAGGAAGTCTAATACAGACTTATAACTACTATCTTCAAATGATAAGAGATGTAACTGGTCTTAACGAGGCAGAGATGGTAGTTCACCCGATCCAAAGTCTTTAGTTGGGGTTCAAAAGTTAGCAGCGGCTAATTCAAACGTAGCTACTAGACACATCTTAGATTCTTCAATGTACTTGACGACTGAGGTGGCTAACGCTTTGTCTTTACGAATCTCAGATATATTAGAATATTCGCCAACAGCTGAAGCGTTTGTTCAAGCCCTTGGTGCTCACAACGTGGCAACGCTGAAAGAAATGTCAGAGCTATATCTTTATGATTTTGGTATCTTCATAGAACTAGAGCCCGACGAAGAAGAGAAGCAGATGCTAGAGAATAACATTCAAACAGCATTAGCACAACAGTTGATAGATCTTGATGATGCTATTGACATAAGAACCGTCAGAAACGTTAAGCTTGCTAATCAGCTACTAAAGATCAAGCGAAAGAAAAAGCAAGAACGCGATCAGCAGATCAGACAGCAGGACATGGAAGCGCAAGCGCAGGCTAACTCACAAGCTCAGCAGCAGGCGTCTCAGGTTGAAATGCAAAAAAACCAGGCTAAGTCACAAGCTGACATGGGCCTAGAGCAAATGAAGTCAGAAGCTAAACTTGTCTACTTACAGAAAGAAGTTGAGTTAAAGAAGCAGTTAATGGCTTATGAGTTTGAGCTTAATGAGAGACTGAGAGGTCAAGAGCGCCAAGATGCAAAAGGAATGGAGCAGCTTAAAGAAGACGGTAAAGACAGGCGAGAGGGTATGAAGCAAACAAACTCACCAAAACCCGCTAAAAAGTTCGAGTCTTCAGGTAATGATATACTCGGTGGTGGGATTGGTTTAGACGATTTTACCCCGCAAATAGGAGGTTAATTATATAATATTTTATCATGAGTAAAAAAAAGAAAGAAAAGGTTGAAGAACCAGAAGTTCAAGAAAAGGTAGTTGAGCAGAAAGAAGAGAATGTTGTTGATCTAGGTAAGTTTGCAACAAAAGACGATCCTAGCGTTATTAAAGTAGATTTATCTGCCCCAGCGCCAACAGCCGACATAAAAGAAGAAGAAGTAGCTGAAGAAGCTCAGCCAGAAGCAGTTGCCGAAAACCAAACATCTCTAATCGAAGAGATTACTGAGGTTGAGCAACAGCAAGTGGACGAGCTCGGTGAAGAAGCCGTTGAGGCCATCCAAGCGTCAGAAGAGTCAGGCGCTGTAATTCCAGAAAAGATTCAGAAGCTACTGGATTTTATGGATGACACAGGTGGTGATTTAGAAGACTACGTTAGGCTTAACAAAAATGTGGACGAGCTAGATTCTAAAGACGTACTTCAAGACTACTATAAAGCCACAAAACCTCATCTGTCTAGCGACGAGATCGATTTTCTCATGGAAGACAAGTTTTCGTTTGACGAAGATATAGAAGATGAGACACAAATAAAAAGAAAAAAATTAGCCTTGAAAGAGCAAGTTGCCGAGGCTAAGACCTATTTAGACGGGCAAAAGTCTAAATATTACGAAGAGATTAAAGCTGGAAGCAAACTAACACAAGAACAGCAGAAGGCTATAGATTTCTTCAACAGATACAGTAAAGAGACGGAGCAATCCAACAAGACAGCAGAGTTAAATAAAACTAGGTTTGACAAGAAGACCAATGAGGTTTTCAACGACGAGTTCAAAGGTTTTGAATACAACGTCGGTGACAAACGATTTAGATTTAACGTTAAAGACGCGGGGCAAGTTAAAGAGAACCAGAGCGATATAGGCAACTTCATTAAAAAGTTTTTAAACGAAGACAAGTCTATCAATGATGCTAAAGGTTATCACAAAGGCTTGTATACCGCTATGAACGCTGACGCTGTTGCTCAGCACTTCTACGAACAAGGCAAAACAGACGCGCTGAAAGACAGCGTGGCTAAAGCTAAGAACATCAACACGGACGCTAGGTCTTCTCACGAAGCAAGTCAAACTGGAGGTATGAAAATGAGAGTGCTAGGTGATGACACCGCTTCTTTTAAGTTCAAGATTAAGAGTAAAAAATAACATTTAAAAAATTTTAAAATGGCAATTACAAACGGAGATTTACTGAATAAGGTACCTTCTGCACAACAGCAGACCTTATCTAGTAACTACATTGACTTCGCGGGCGGTTCAACCGGTTGGGAGCAACAATATTTACCAGACCTTATGGAGAAAGAGGCTGAGGTGTTCGGAAACAGAACTATCTCAGGATTTCTTTCACAAGTAGGAGCTGAAGAGAGCATGACGGCTGATCAAGTGGTATGGTCTGAGCAATCTAGACTACACCTTTCTTACGTAGGTACAGTAGCTACAGCGGGTGATACTAACGGTACATTTACAGTTGTGACTGACATCGACGGTTCCGCGAATGGAGATAACGGTTTTGCTGTGGCAAATCACGGTGTTCGTGTAAACGATATCGTACTTATCGCTACTGCAGGTATCGTAACTAAAGCGCTAGTCGTAGAGACACCAGCGTCGGCTGTTATTACAGTTGAGCCTTATGATAAAGCTACTTTAGCTGGACACGCTACTACTAGTAGTGGTTCTGTACTATTAGTTGTAGGTTCTGAGTACGGTAAAGGAGCAAAGTACGCTAGTATTACTGGTGCTGCTGAAGCTGACAAGCGTACTGCTCTAACACCGACTTTCAAGTCGTACAGCAACAAGCCAATCATTATGAAGGATTACTACGAGATCTCTGGATCTGATGCTTCACAAATTGGTTGGGTTGAAGTTTCAGGCGAAGAAGGTCAGAACGGTTACCTATGGTATCTAAAAGCTGAAGGAGACACTCGCGCTCGCTTTACTGATTACTTAGAGATGGCTATGTTGGAATCTGAAAAAACAGTAGCTACTTCTCTCATCGGTTTCAACGGAAGTGTTATTCGTGATGCTGCCGCCGGTGGCGCTGGTGGCGCTGGTACTGAAGGTTTATTCGCGGCTATCGAATCTCGTGGAAACGTAACATCTGGCGTGACTGGAGTTAACGCTGCTACTGACTTGGCTGAGTTTGATGCTATCCTAGCAGAGTTTGATAAGCAAGGTGCTATTGAAGAGAATATGATGTTTGTAAATCGTGCAACTAGCTTAGCTATTGACGACATGCTTGCTTCTATGAATTCTCACGGTGCTGGAGGTACTTCTTACGGAGTATTTGACAACAACGAAGATATGGCTCTTAACCTAGGTTTCTCTGGATTCCGTCGTGGGTCTTATGATTTCTACAAGTCAGATATGCGTTACTTGAACGACAAGGCTACTCGTGGTGAGATCAACCGCATCGCGGGGTCTGCTGCTATTCGTGGTGTTATTGTTCCAGCTGGCGTATCAACTGTGTACGATCAAGCGTTAGGCAAGAACCTTAAGCGTCCTTTCCTACACGTACGTTACCGCGCTTCTCAAACTGACAATCGCAAGTTGAAGACTTGGGTTACAGGTTCTGTTGGAGCTACTACGTCAGCACTTGATGCTATGCAGATTCACTATCTATCTGAAAGATGTTTGGTGACTCAAGGCGCAAACAACTTCATGTTGATGAAGTAATGATGAGTTCGTAAAGCTACCCTGCCTTCGGGCGGGGTAGTTTTATATTTATTTTTTATTATATTATAT